CGATGTCGCCTCCTCCAAGGTGCGTAACGTCTTCCGGAGAAATTACGTATTCCCCGCCAGCCGCGACGATCTCGACTGGAGTTTTCCCGCCGCTCGCGCGAGCGCCGTATGGTTTGCCTTCCGAATAAGGCGCGGAGCCGGGAGCGTAGGGCTGTTTTTGTTTATTGAAATAAGGCGGAGAGCTGAACATTCGCCGAGCAATTTTGAACCCGGCCATCGTGTTTCCTTCGCCCATTGCGCCGATGATGTCGGCAGGGATGACGTATGAACCAGATGCCACCGTCATTGGCAAATGGTCCGTGCGTCCCGCGACCGGGGAGTGGATCGGGCCTTCATGGAACTGATGCTGAATCGGAAAATTCGACTTTGTGTAAGACATGTCGCCTTTGTCGTAACTCATGTCGGCGAATGGCCCACCTTCAGCTTTTGCTGTGCGAGCGGATGCCGCAAATGCTTCATCGGTCGGTGCGCCTTTTGAACCGGGCTTACGCATGTGTTCTTTTGAACCATGAGCGATGCGCTGTTGCTTGGCGTGAATATTCGCATACAATCCGCCACCAGTCGCTTTCGTGTGACGAGCAGTGTTCAGCGCCGCAGCGATTGCTTGATCGCGAGGATGACCAGCATGGATCATTTCGGAGATGTTATGGCTGATTGTTTTTTGTGATTTACCGTGGATTAATGGCATGACGACCTCAACTATACGACACGGCAACAATCATGCCTGTGCCGGGGGTGATAACAATACCCTTGTTGACGGGCATATTAATAGTGTAGATGCCAACCGTGTTAGGGATAATGGCAAGGCGAAAGCCTGTTACGGCAGTTCCAACAGAATTGGCATCATATATGGTTCCAGTAGTGGACCCCGCAACAATAACGCTTACTTTAGCAACCCAACCAATTGTCGTTGCAAAATACGTTGTTGCGCTAATTTCGTATGTATTAACATTACCAGCAATATTTTGCGTTGTGTGATTTAGAGCGTTGATGCCCTGTACGCCGTTTTTCTGCGTGGTCAAAATATCGTCAAGTGATGCCATTAGAACCTCCCGTCAATCTGATAACGGTATCGGATTGCACCCAAACGCCAAAACGTCCCAACATCGTTGGACGATATATTAAATGCCATAAGACGCGCCCTGATCCGAACGGAAATGTATTCAGTTGCTTGTGTCATTGTGTAAGGACCATACGCCACTGGCGTATCGCCGGGGTAATTGGTAACGTAAAATGTAATTTGCACCGTGGCATTAGGGTTGCCGGAATACGTACCCCATTTCATATCCGGCCAAATTTGATCAATAAAAATTAAGTTATCGGCTTCGTTAAGCTCAAAATAACCTGTTTGGAAAGACGACAACATGGCAGTAGTTTGATTGCCATTAGCCGCATCGTTGCCTACCTCGTGCTGATATAAGTAATTATCAGACCCAGCACCAATAGGAGGCCCAAGGACAGATTGATCAATCCAAGCAGTCCGGCCAAGAGTGCCAAAGTCCCATTGTTGGAGAACCGTATTGTATTTAACATAGCTGTCGTTCTCAGTGGATGAAGCGGATGGATAATACCATGTTATCTCGTTGAATTGGCTGTTTACGCCACAAGCAACTTTATAAAGGTATGACGTATTAATGTTTTGGAATATCACGTCCCACACAGGGCATGGGATAGATTGAGGGCCGGAACCCATCGACATAAAGAACTGCTTTTGCGACATCCAATAGATAGCGCCGTTCAACTGACCCGTGCAGTGCCTTGATATAGCGCCGCAGTTTGAACCAATTTTGTTGAACCCGTAAACGAACGGAGGCCCGATGTATTGCATCGCCCAAAGGTCCAAATCCGTCCATAAAAGACCTTGTTGTGGCCCTTGAATACCCGCAACTATCTTAGAACCCGTTGGGATGCGATAAGACCCTGCCTGATTTGTCGGTGTTGCATTCCATTGAGTAAAGTCCCCAATGTCAGACCAACGGATAAGGAGAGGATCCGGCGATAGCGTAAACGACGATCCATAAGCAATAACTTGGCGCTCAGGCATTGCTACAAAAATACCGCTGTTAACGAGGGGAGCATTGCCGCCAACAATTTGAGCTGTTTGAAGTTGCCCACTTGGATCCCAATAATAAATTGCTCCTCCGGCTGGACAGGCAATAAGATCTTGTCCAAAGTTATCGAGCGTCCAATCAGTTGTTGTAATTGACGTACCGGGTATACTGGGTTGTGTTGTGCCGACGCCAAAGCCGCCTGTTCCATAACCGCCAACGCCAAACCCTGTACCTGCGGGTTGTGGGCCTAAAGCAATATAAAATGTTGATTGAATGTTTCCGCTATTGATATACGCGCTTGCGCCGGAAGTGGCAGTATTTTGCGCCGAAAAAGTAAATACGCTTGTCGATGTAACGGAAGAAACCGTATAAAGCCCCGATAACGTAATACCACCAACCGCTGTTAATACACCAATATAGAATTGATTTCCAACACCGTATCCATGATTGGCTAATGTAACCGTTACAATTTGAGACCCAGATGTTGTGGTAAAATAATAAGAAACGCCAGGGGTATAAGGCGAAGCAAAAGCATTATTGGATGCAAGAATTGAGTAATTAGCGCCGTATTGGATAGTGCCAGAAACCGTTTGCGAGCCCGTAGCCGTGCTTGCAAAAGACACAGACGTTGTGGATGATGCCGTAACAACCCAATTACCGTTATAAGCGGATGGCGTGACGCCGCTTATTGAAATGATTGATCCCACAGGTGGCGCAGCGGATTGCGCCGGAAACGTAATTGTTGCCGTAGTTCCCGTTCCGCTAGCAGTGCTTGTCGCAGCAGTTACAGCAACGGAAGACGAATAAACAGGATAAGGCCCGTTTAAAATCAAGCCACCAACTGCAACGGGCGTGACATAATCAACGTAATCTAATGTTGACGCGATGAGGCCGTAATCAACGACTTGAATGACGTTTGATCCGTTGGTTGCAGTGAAATTAGGCGTTGAATTGGTAACGGTAGTTTGGGGCGTAATGTTGATTAAGTTTCCGCCAGTTAACACATCCAAAGAAGATTCAGCGCCAATGCCAAGATGGTTAATAGCATTAAGATCGGCCCAACCTTTAAGAGCGCGAACTTTTGAATTTATAGCTGAAGTATAATAAGCAATCCAACCGCCAAGTTTTTGTGCCAAACCATAACCGTTACGTTCGGGCAAAAACCGAACAAGTTGAGATGATGAATAAGCTGCTTCATTCAACGCAGGGGTTGTGTTTGTTTCGACGCCGGGCTTCAGCTTGATTGTATTATGAGGCATGGATTACCTCGTTTGGGCAGCAAAAGGAGCAGGTGAATAGGAAGTCCACGCAGCGGATTCAAACTTTTTGCGATTTTCTTCAACCATGGCGCTTTTTAGAAGACCTTGATATTGGCTTTCATACGTCTGCGCCATAGCCGGATCATCGTTTAGGCGACCGAAATTTCGTTGATAAGCCGATATATAGATCATGGATGCCATGATGAACATGTCAGGCAGATAGACCGAGATATAAGTTTGCGTGTTCGTGGCCGAAAGCGGCGCAGAGCGAACTGTTCCTGTCAAGCGAACGGAATAAGTCGAATCCGGTATAGGGCCAACGATCATATTTTGACTCGTTAAACCAGTCGTTGCTGTGTCACCGCCATAAACAGCAAAATATTGCGGAAGTCCTTGCGTTGAACCTGTGCCATATACATTTTGAATAAACTCTTTTCCGACTGGCAGAAGAGCAGAAGAGTTTCCGGAATTATCAATTACTTCAAATGTTTCCATAACGACGAATTGAGAAGTCGGAATGGTTAAAGTTCCATTGCCTTGCGTAAAAGAATAAGATGAATTGCTGATCTGGGTCGAAAGGAAATCAAGATCACGCTGCATCCGCAGTTCGGCATAAGAAATCATTTGAGGCAAAATGATTTGAAAGTTTGTGTCCGTTGTTGGGACAACTGCCATGGTTGCTATCTGCTGGACGTAGGTATTGTAATCCATGACTATCCAACCATTTTTGCAGCAGTTTCTTTTACAAATGCAACCCGGTTGCTCCAGCCATGGCCATCATGAGACCAACCCGGCAAAGATTGCAAAAAGGCAAGTCTATTATCGCAGATTTGCGCGGATAAGTCAATGGGATCGTACGAGTTGACCAGTGATAATGTTCCATCGCCGATGATCCCATCTTGAACCGCACCAACGCAAGCCTGAAGAATTTTCGCGGCTCGGCCATCGCCGGAGTTTACTTCGAAATCGAACAATGCATAATCGACGCCAGAAGGAAGCAAATCCCCTTTGTTTTTGTCCCAGTACAAAGATTTATAAAACGGCATGACAAGTTCGGGTGTGAGGCCACGCATCGTCGCTTCATCGACTTCATGTCCGACGTAAGCCTCCCATGCGCGTTTTGTTACGCCAAGGTTTGTCATTCCACCCGGATCTTGTGGATCGTTAACATAGCCGCCCTCTTCTTTTAAGATAAGAGCGAAACATTTTTCGAAATTTTCTTTCATTGTTTATTCCCCAAAGAGGCAGTGAGCGCATCGGTCTTTTGTTTGGACCCAGCAGAAGAACCAAAATAAAAACCCATGACGCTCGTCCACGCAGTCCCAAGCGTACCGATCAGCATAAGCAATGCTTCACCGCCCGTGGCTGGAAGTCCAAAGTGCAAAATATACGCAATGATACCGAAGAACCCAAGAGTGACGCCCACCGCCAATACCCGTGGAATCCAGTCACGGGTAGCAATTTGCATTTGACGGGCTGAGTCACGGTCTTCTTCCGATATCTTTTCCAGATCGATGTCCAAAGATTTCATTTGAACTTTTAAGTCGGCGTCAATCTTTTTAAGCGCAGCCAACTGATCGCCAGTAGGATTGGCAAGAGCCGACATAATGTCGTCTTCAGTGCCGTTTTCATGGCCAAACAAGGCATTTGATACTGCTTTTACAGCCAATCCTGCCACTGGGCCGCCTAGGGCGGTAGCGATGGTGGGCGCAACTGAACCAATCAATGGCCCAAAA